ACCCGGCCGACTGCGTAGAGGTGTGTAACCACTGCCCAGCGCTTGCCGCCTGCCGGGCGTGGACCCTCACCCTCACCGGAGGGGCGCGACCCCATGACCTGGTGCAAGGAGGTTTGCACTTCGACTCCCACGGCCGCATCACCCGCGTGACGCCTGGCATCAAGGCACCGCTGAAACCCGGCCAGCGAGGGCCGAGGCTGTCCACTCACTGCCGAAACGGGCACGAGTACACGCCGGAGAACACGGCATATCAGCGCAAGGGCACCGGGAACGTCACCAGGTCGTGCAAGGCGTGCAAGGCAGAGCAGAACAAGCGCAAGTACGCGAAGTTGGCGGCGCGCGCGAAGGAATCAGGACGAACCCCCAAGGAGCAGCGACTAGCCGAGGGCGGCACCCAAATCAAACTGTCGGACGCCTGCAAGAACGGGCACCAATTCACGGCCACCAACACCGAGCACGACTCGCGGGGCCGTCGAATCTGCCTCGCCTGCCGGGCTATGAGACGTGAGCGGTGGGTGGCATGAGCGAGGCAGTGCAGGAATCGCTATTCGGTGACATCGCTCCAGCCACGCAACCACCGGAGGAGTCGCCACTCGGCCAGGCGCGCCCGGTCACCACCGACGGACCGGTGCTCGCCGAGCTGCGCATCATCGCCGCCCAGATGTGGACCATCGCCACCTGGGCCGATCACATCATCGCCGCCGTCAAGGAGTACCCGGCGCCCCGGGACCTGCCCAGCGTCCCCGACGACATCGAGGCCGCCATCCTCCGTGGCCGTCTTGCATGGCGCGGACTCATGGACCGCGAGGCCACCCTCGACAGCCTCGGAGCGCTCGACGCCATGAACCTGCACAGCAGGGACGGCGACCCCACACCACAGGAGGACGAATGAGCCACGACCGAATCACATTCACCATCGGCAAGACCTTGTGGCTCACCTCGAATCGCCCGATCTCCAATCGCGGATATCTCCAGCGAGTCAGGAATGACCTCCACCAGATGGCCGCCTTTGAGGCACGGCGGCAGGGCCTCGCGCGATGGTCGGCACCCGTCCTCGCATGCTGGACGGTGCGCTACCCGAAAGGAGTGCGCGCCGACAAAGGCGAGGCCAGCAACGCCCAACCGACCACCAAGGCGCTGCTCGACGGCCTCGTGCAGGCAGGATATTTGCCCGACGACGGCCCCCACTGGGTGACCGCAGAGCACTTCCGGCGCGGCAACAATCTCACCGAGCCGTCAATCCATCAGATCGAGCTTCTGCTCACCGACCAGGCGGTGCCATTTTGAGCACGGGAGAGGAGGGCATTTCAATGGATTCGCGGTGTAATTGCGATATCATGAAAACGGCCCCGGAGGTGCGTCAACACCAGCCGGAGCCTGACCACAACGATCTGAAGAGGAGATCAGTCATGGCTGAGGATCACTCTATCCCCACCTGCCCCACGTGCGGGGCACCATCCACCAGGACGGTGGAGTATCTGCGCGACCGGAGATGGCCGGAGAGCTACCACGTGTGCCCGCGCGGTCACGCATGGATCACCAGGGCCGGTGCGCGATGACCCGCAGCAAGGATCGGCGATTCTTCGCGCGGTTCGCACTCGACTACCTCCAGAACCCCAAGGTCAGCCGCCTGTATCGCACCGCCCGCAAGACCTACGGGCTCGACGGCCAGCAACTCGCAGACCAGGCCGTCATCGCACACATGGCGTCCGTGCTCTACAGCCGCTCCAGTCTCACCGATGGGGAGCTGTTCCCAGAGGATGCCTTCTCGATTGCCCGCACTCGCGACCGGGATGCCGTCGATGAACTGCTGCTCGATGTCGGGCTGTGGGAGGAGGACGGAGACGGGCGCCGCGTGCACGACTACTCCGAGCACCAGGACCTCAAGGCAGACGTGGAACGCAGGTCTGAGGCGAGCGCCAAGGCCAATCGTGCCCGCTGGTCCGCCACGCATTCCGGTTCGGAGTCCGGATCGGATACCAGACCGCAGTCCGGTTCGGACTCCAGAGGAGAGGAGAGGAGAGGAGAGGAAAGTGGTGGGTCCGGAAAGCGTCGAGCAACCCGTCTGCGCGACGACTGGGAGCCCTCCACTGACAGCCCCGCCAACCGGCGGGCCGTCGAGAAGCATTCGAGGCAGTGGCTCGACAACGAGCTGACGAAGTTCCGGAACTACTGGACGTCGCAGCCCGATTCCAGGGCGCGCAAGACCAACTGGGATCGCACCTGGCAGAACTGGGTCCTCAACTCAAGAACCCCAGATGAACAGATGCCGCAGGGCAGAGAGGTGGAGTACTGGGGATGAACGCGACAGAACAGGAACTCATCGGGGTCGCCGTCATGCACCCCGGCGTGACAGGCGAGCAGCACCTCGACGGATCAGACTTCGACTCCCCGCAGCTCGGCATCATCTGGGACACCATCCGGGCGCTGACCGCCAAGCGGATCCAGCCGACGCCGGCGACGCTCATCTCCGAGAATCCGAACGTCGACACATCGCTGCTGGTCGAATGCTCAGGGCTCGGTATCCCGGCAAACGCCAAGATCTACGCGGACGAGATCCGCGCGGCAGCATTCGCCCGCGACCTTGACGGGAAGCTCGCCAGGGCCCACCAGCTCATCGGTGAGGGCGCATCACCGGCTGACGTGCTGGCAGACCTCACAGCGGTCAGGCCGCCAATGGACAAGAAGCCCGAGGCCATGGACGCCGACGACTTCATCCACCAGCAGCTCCCGGCCGAGGAGTGGATCGTCAACGGGCTCATCGCTCGCGGAGACCGGCTCATCCTGACCGGCGAGGAGGGCGTCGGCAAGAGCGTGTGCCTCCGCCAGATCGCCGTCTGCGCGGCCGCCGGCGTCCATCCGTTCACCGGCGACGTCAGCCCGGTGCGCAGGGTGCTGTACGTCGACCTGGAGAACCCCAACCGCATCATGATCCGGTCATTCGCCTCGATCATGAACCCGCTGCACCTCCAGTCGCGCATCCCGCTCCGGATCGCCAGATTCCCCCAGGGCATGGACCTCACCAAAACCCCAGACCGGCTCACGCTGCGTCAGCTCATCGCCGACAATGCCCCCGATCTGCTGGTCATCGGCCCGATCTACAAGATGTTCGTGGGCGGGGCTGCGCAGAAGGAGGAGGACCTGGCGCGGTCTGTCACCGCGTGCCTCGACAGTCTGCGCGAGGAGTTCGGGTTCGCGCTGGCGATGGAGCATCACGCCCCGCACCGCCAACAGGGGTTCTCCAACCGTGACCTGCGCCCCATCGGGTCGAGCCTGTGGCTGCGCTGGCCGGAGTTCGGGCTGGGGCTCGCGAAGGGTGAGGGATTCGACCCGGAGCGGAATCGCATCGTCGACGTCAAGCACTGGCGCGGCGACCGCGACACCCGCCCATGGCCTGCACACCTAGAACAGGGCTCGATCCTCCCGTGGATCGGCACCGACCGCGACGGCTCGATGCTCAGGAGGTCGGCATGACCGGCGACAGTTGGCCGCCCCAGCCTGCCTGGTGGGTCGACGGCACTGACCCGCCCGACACTGATCCGCTCTGGCCTGACCCCCCTGATGCCAGCCATCCGGACAGAACCGGGCCAAGGACTGTTCACGGGCCACGAACCACACACCAGGACACCCCCACCGATCCCAGCGCCTCTGCAAGCGCTTTCCCGAAGGAGAACCGATCATGAGCAGTCACCGCATCCAGCCCGAGCCCAGGGTCGTCATCCGCAGATTCATGACCCACGTGATCGCCCAGCTCAAGCCGCTGGTGCCGATCATCCAGAAAGCCATGGAGGCGAAGCACGAGCAGCGGCAGCTGATCACCCTGTGGTCACCCGACCCGCCGTCCATGCCAGCAGGCCACGTCTGGACGCTGCCCGGTGTCGGCACGTCGAAGCTCTCCCGGGCACTCTGGTGGTGCGAACCGGGCAACCTGCGCGACAACGCGACGGTGGCTTGCCTGGCCAACGCGAGACAGTACGAACCGATTCCGGGATGGAAGCCCTCGACGCCGACAAGAGTCAGGATCTTCGACCGTGACGGAGCTCTCATCGGGGAGTCCGGTGAGCCAGAGCTGATCACGTCTCAGTCCGCAGAGGACCAGCGCGCGCACGAGGAGGACGCCGATGACTGACCACACCAGCTGGGGCCCTGACGAGTGGATCGACCCCTACGCCCCCGTCGACCGGCTCCGCCAGATGCCGCTCCTCGCAGCGCAGGCACGCCTCCTCGGCCAGACCCGCAACCCATCCGGCGACCGACGATCACAGACCCACGCGGCCCCCGGCTCGCGGCCCGCTGCACGGCTCGATCTCATCGACGTGGCCGACGACACCACCGAGGCGCACGGGGAGCTGAGGACCCTGATTCTGTGGTGCTCACGGCCAATCTGGGAAGGGGTCGACCTTGAGACCCGGCAGGCGCATCCGCAGCCGCTCGGCACACCCACATGGGAGACCGAGACCGAATGGCTCGCCGGCATCTGGCAGACGTCGAGGGCACAGCTGGACGAGGTGGAGCTCGACATGACCAAGATGACGCTGGACGACACCTACCGGGAACTGTGCAAGGCTGTGGGGCTGTCGACACCGAAGCGGATTCCGTGCCCTCATGACGGCTGCCAGTCGCATCTCATGGCAGATGGCGACATGATGGTCTGCGAGGCCACCAGGTGGAAGCCCTTCAAGCATGAGTACGACGGGCCCGAGAGGCTCATGGCTAAATGGATGTCGGCCGGTCCGATGACCGCCTCAGATCTGGCCGCCGAGCGGTTCCCGGTCAATCGCAAGATGCTGTCGAAGTGGGCAGAGCGGCACAAGATCAAGCCTGCCGAGAAGGGCGGGAAGGGTCGTCCTGACCTGTACCGGCCGCGCGACGTCATCGCCGTCTTGTGGCCCGATACCATCGATGGCATGACAAGGGACGCGGCATGAGATACAAGAACCCGCTTAGCGGATCCGATCCGATGAAGCTATACGACCAGCTGCGCAAAGGTTTCCACAGGGATGGCGAACCTCCCATCCATGTCGACAACGGACTCATCACGCTCCCGATCTGGGAGGACGCTGAGATGGTCATGGAACGCGCTCGGTGCGATGGCATCCACCCGGATCTCATCATCGGGTCAGGCCATGGCAGGAAGAAGCTCGTCCTGTGGCGCGAGTCAGAAGTCCACCCATACGCCACATGGCACCGAAAGTCCTGATTGTCTGCTAGAGTGGCGACAGATCCCGGGAGAAGTGTCTCCTGGGATCGTTGCAGTTCAGGCGAGCGACAACGTCCAGGGTCGCCGCCGCAGTTGTTCAGTGAGCGCATGTGACGGCAAGGCACCGCCACCACTGCGCAGCCCCCGTCAGTGTCGAAGCTGACGGGGGCACATTCTTCCCCGCCCATGAGCGCGTGCGACGTCGTCAACCGAGCACCGAGGGCGGGGACATCGTGGCCAGTCGCGGAGCAACTCCTTTCGGGCTCCCCCACTGCGCGGACAGGGCATCCGCGACCAGCTCCCCACCTGGTGACCACATGCGGGGATCAATCCACCCGGCAGGGCAGCGCCGATCCTCGCAGGGAGCGGACACCACACAGGGGCGACGGCGTCCCTGCCGGGAGGCACACGTCAACGATTCCCGACACGGGGGTCGCAGTCCAGAATCATCTACATCGCGGGAGGAGCCATGGCCGCGAGTAAGAGCGGCCATCCCCGCAAGCTCACCCCTGCTAAGCGGCGCCAGATCGTCGAGCTGGCAGAGCAGGGAGTCGGGCGCAACGAGATAGCACGCCGACTCAACATCCGCCCGGCAGATGTCACAGCGGTCGTCAACGACGCCGGCCTGTCCTTCAATCGGTCAGCTACCGAGAAGGCCGTCAGGGCGCACAAGATCGACCTCGCAGCACGCAGGGCCAGCCAGCTGGAGCGCATCTACGACGCCGTCGACCAGACCCTCGACCGGCTGGAGGACAGGTCGCCGCTCTCGCTCCTCAAGGGCGAGGGTGGGGTCGAGTCCGAGGTGCCCGTCTCCCTGATCCCGGCGCGCGACCTCCTCCAGATCTCCAACAGCCTGGCCGCCCAGCGTAAGGCCGCCTCGGATCTGGAGCGCATCGACAACCCGGCCGCCGAGTCTGCGGCCTCGCTGCTGACCAACCTGGCCGGGCGCCTCGGGATCGACGATCAGGCCGAGCCGACCGGGGCCACCGATGGGTGATGCCTTCGACCTGTCAGCCAAGCAGGAGCGGTCCATCCGCGAAGCGAGCGCCCGTGTCAACCTGTGGCACGGCAGTGTTCGGTCTGGCAAGACGATCGGGTCACTGGTCCGCTGGCTGCTGTTCATCGCCGCAGTCCGCGATCAGTCCGGGGATCTGGTGATGTTCGGGCGCACCCGTGACTCGGTGTGGCGCAACTGCATCGGACCGTTGCAGGACGCGAGCCTGTTCGGCGACATGGCCGCCATGGTGTCCGGCAACTACGGCGCACCGACGGTCAGCATCCTCGGCCGCCGCGTCTACGTGATGGGCGCCCACGATGTCCAGGCCGAGAAGGTGCTGCGAGGCCTCACCGTGCTGGGTGCCTACGGCGACGAGGTGACCACCGTTCCGGAGGGCTTCTTCCTCCAGATGCTGGCCCGCATGTCCACCCCGATGTCGCGACTGTTCGGCACCACGAATCCGGAGGGCCCGAAGCACTGGCTGAAGGTCCTCATTGACCGCGAGATGCCCGACTGGCGCGTCGAGCACTTCACCCTCGACGACAACCCCAGCCTCACCAAGGGCTACGTGGAGTCCATCAAGCGCGAGTATGTCGGCCTGTGGTATCAGCGGTTCATCCTCGGCCGATGGGTCCAGGCGGACGGCGCCATCTACGACATGTGGGACGAGTCCGAGCATGTGGTCGACGCCAGCAGCCTTCCCGAGCTGGTGCGTTTCCCGGCGTTCGGTATCGACTACGGCACCAACCACCCGACCCGCGGCTATCTGCTGGGGGTCGCCAGACAGCCCGAGCCGTGCCTGTACGTCGTCGCAGAGTGGGCGCCGACGATCAAGACCGACGCCGGATACTCGGCCGACCTGCGGGCATGGATGGCCTCACAGCCTCACCCCGAGTGGATCTACTGCGACCCGGCCGCCGCGTCCTTCAAGCTCCAGCTCTTCCAGGACGGCCTCTCCAACGTCGCCGATGCGAGCAACTCAGTGCTCGACGGGATCCGCACCGTGGCCTCGATGCTTGCCACGGGTCGCCTCAAGATCTCCAGCGCATGCCGTGAACTCATCAATGAGATACCGGGCTACGTGTGGGACTCGAAGGCCGTCGAGCGTGGCATCGACGCTCCGGTGAAGCTCAACGACGACTCGTGTGACGCGATGCGCTACGCGGTCTTCTCCAGTCGCTTCGCATGGCTGCCCTATTTCCCATCCATTCCGACCGAGGGGGTCGCGTGATCGACTACAGCTCAGACGCGCCGTGGCCGCCTCGCAGCCAGGACCAGACCCTTCGCCGCATCGCCGAGTGGGACGCCTGGTACTCGGGCGACCCGGGCAAGCTGGCCACCGCATACGCCTTCGGCGACGACTCGATGGGCAGCGCATACAGCACGCCGCAGCATCCGCACGCCTACCGCCGCTCTGACGGCACCGCCTGGTCTGGTGGTGTCGTCGGCTGGGCTCACCGCATGTGGTGGGGCGAGCCGGTCGATGACACGTCGAGCAGCCGAGGCAAGCTCCATATCCCGCTGGCCGGTGACATCGCCACCGCCAGCGCCGATCTGCTGTTCTCGCAGGAGCTGGGCATCGACACCAGCCTGTCCGAGTCGGGCAAGGCGCGGCTCGTCGACATCATGGACGAGAACAACCTGCCCGCCCTGCTGTCCGAGTCTGCCGAGCGCGGGGCCGCCACCGGCTCGTCGTGGCTGCGCGTGGTCACCGACCCCGAGGTGTCCGATGATCCGATCGTGGATCTCGTCGACGCCTCGCACGCCATCCCGACATTCCGCTGGGGACGCCTGGTCTCCGTGCAGTTCTGGGACGAGGTGGCCCGCTCCGGCGGCACCGTGTGGCGTCACATCCAGGAGCACACGGCCGCAGGTATCGAGCACGCCCTGTACGAGGGCACCGACACGAGGCTGGGGATCCACCGTGAACTGACTCTCCAGCCCGCCACCGCAGACCTCGCCGTCGATGCCAACAGCTCGGTGCCCACGCCCGGCATGAGCGCCTTCTACGTGCCCAACATGCGCCCGAACCCCGACGGTGGACCGCTCGGGGCCTCCGACTACTCCGGCGGTACGGCTGCCCTGTTCGACGCTGTTGACGAGGCCTGGTCGTCGCTGATGCGCGACGTCAAGATGGGCAAGGCCAGGATCATCGTCCCGCAGGCCTATCTCCAGCAGATCGATGGACCGGGCAGCGGCTCTACGTTCGACTTCGAGCGCGAGCTGTACGTCGGCATGAACATGCCGCCGAACAGCACCGGCAGTTCCATCGAATCCACCCAGTTCCAGATCCGCTCCGAGGAGCATCTGCGCGTGATCGACGCCGCTGTCAGGCAGGCCATCCAGTCCGCCGGCTACTCGGTCGCCTCATTCGGCCTCGACGACTCCGGCAGTGCGCAGACGGCGACCGAGGTGAGGGCCAAGCGCGAGCGGTCCATCACCACCCGCGGGAAGAAGATCAGGTACTGGACCAATCCGCTGGAGGACATGCTCGACTACGTTGCTCGTCTCTCCGGACTCGGTGAGGCTGAGACGGTGGTCGAGTTCCCGCAGGCCGTCGCACCGACTCAGCTTGAGCTGGCACAGGTGGCCCAAACGATGCTGTCAGCTCAGGCCGCATCGACACGTGAGCGCGTCCGGATCGTGCACCCGAACTGGGATGACGATCAGGTCGACGAGGAGGCCGAGACGATCGACTCCGCGAATGCCGTGCCCGATCCGTTGGAGGTTGGCAGGCAGGCCGCCGCACAGGTGGCCCAGCAGGCCGCTAGCCTCGACGGCGCGAAGGTCGACGGCGAGGAGGGCTGATGTCTGTCTCCCCCGCCATGGCCGAAGGGCTCGCCGAGACGCTGCGGGCCCTGTACGGCGACGCCGAGCAGATCCTCCTCGCCCGCATCGCGCGGGCGCTGGCTCAGGGTCTTGACGCGCCCGACTGGACCGAGCGCAAGCTGGCTGAGCTGCAACTGGTGATGGCACGGGCTCGCGGCGATCTGGAGCGTCTCACCCCGCGCGCCGTCGAGGAGATCGTGCAAGCGGTCCTCAAGGCATGGAACAGGGGCGCCGCCACTGCGACGTCCGACGCTCACGCCTCACGGGATCTGGTGGCAGCGGTGGCCGAGGGTGCGAATCCGGCAGGCCTTCCCGCTGTGCAGCAGCTGGCCGCCGAGACCGCCGCCACCGTCGTCTCATCTCACACGGCCATTCTGCGGTCCACGGAGGACATCTACCGGTCTGTGGTGGCCCGCACGGCGCCTCAGGTGCTGCTGGGCACGCAGACCCGACGTGAGGCCACGCAGACCGCCCTCGACGAGTTCGCCACCAAGGGGATCTCAGGATTCACCGACAAGGCCGGGAGGCGCTGGGGCATGGACTCCTACGCCGAGATGGCCACAAGGACCGCGACCGGCCATGCTGCCGTCGACGGGCATGTGGACCGGCTGGCCAGGTTGGGTCAGGACCTCGTCATCGTCTCCGACTCACCGCGCGAGTGCCCCGCTTGCGCCCCGTGGGAGCGGAAAGTCTTGTCCCTGTCCGGTGCCCCTCACGTGGGCGAGGACGTCGAGGTTGCCGGCACGCTGGACGATGCGCGGGCGGCCGGGCTGATGCACCCGAACTGCACCCACACGATCTCCTCCTTCTTCCCGGGCGTCACGAAGGTCAAGCCGGCCGACAATGACCCCGAGGGCTACGCGGCCAAGCAGCGCCAGAGGGCCATCGAGCGGCACATCCGCGAGTGGAAGCGACGCCGGGCGGTGGCCATGGACGACGCCGCTGCGGCCCGTGCGGACGTGAAGATCAAGGCCTGGCAGGCCGAGGCCCGAAAGAACGTCCGCGAGACGGGCACAAAGCGATTGAGCGCGCGCGAGCAGATCGGCAAGGCTCACTAGCTCGCCCCACATTCTCAGCCCCCACCATCAGGTCCGGGGGCTGTTTCACATGCCCGCAGGACGGGCGATCACACGGAACCCAGGAGGAACCATGGCAGACGAGAACGGCGCCAGCGAGTCCGGCGAGCAGGCATCCGAGGAGGCCCAGCAGGATCAGACTCAGGATGCCCAGCAGTCCACGCAGGACGACCAGCAGGAGACCCCGGAGCAGACCATCGCCCGGCTGACCCGCGAGGTCGAGTCGGCGCGCAAGGAGGCCGGCAAGCAGCGCGTCAACGCGAAGCAGGCCGCCGCCGACGAGGCTCGCAATGCCACCCTGTCCAAGGTGCTGGAGGCCCTCGGCGTCAAGGCCGACGGCTCCAAGAAGGTGTCGCTGGAGGATGTCCAGGCCGAGTCCGCCAAGAAGGACGCCAGCCTCGCTCAGCTCGCCGCCGAGAACGTCGTCCTGCGCCGTGCTGCCACCCTCGGGGCCGATGCCGACAAGCTGCTCAACTGGTCCCCGTTCACCTCCGCCGTCGGCAAGCTCGATCCGGGCGCCGACGACTACCAGACGCAGGTCGATCAGCTCATCACCGAGCAGAAGACCTCCAACCCCTTCCTTGCCACCCAGGCGGTCGGCAAGTCCGGCTCAGAGATCGGCGGGTCCGGTCCTCAGGCCATCACCAAGGAGCGATTCGACGCCATGAGCGGCGAGGAACTCAACACCCTGTATCGAAACGATCCGGCGACGTTCAAGCGCCTCGCCGATCTCTGACCGCCAGGAGGGAACACCCATGGCAACCATCACTTCTTCCGCGCTCTTCGCCCCCGAGGTGTGGGCGCAGATCGCAATGCGCGAGTTCAAGGGCAAGGCGATCGTCGGCACCAGCCCGGCCGTCCTGTCCTCCGACGAGCTCGCCGGGCAGCCCGGCGACACCATCAACTTCCCCAAGTGGGGTCTGCTGTCCGAGATGGCCGACGTCGCCGAGACTGATTCGCTGGTCCCTGAGACCCTGACCCAGTCGAACTCCAAGGCCACCATCAAGGAGGCCGGGAAGGCCGTCGAGTTCACCGACAAGGCGACCCTGACCGGCATCGGTTCGGTCCAGGCCGAGGCTACCCGCCAGTTCGGCATCCTGGCCGCCCGCAAGGTCGACTCGGATCTGATCGCCGCCGCGACCCAGGTGGTCACCGGAGGCGTCACCTACGCCGACGGCACCACGGCCGTGGACTCCAAGCCGTACACCCTGACCGCCACCGGCGGCCTGACCTGGGCCAACATCGTGGCCGCCATGATGCTGTTCGGCGACGACTACGACCCCGCCGACTTCGCCGGGCTGTTCATCAACAGCGCCCAGGCCGCCGCGATGCTGACCGACAAGGACTTCATCTCGGCCGCGCAGACCTCCGGCGGCAACACGCTGGTCAACGGCGGGCTGCTGGGCACCAAGGGCGGCCTCCAGGTCTTCCTCACCAACCGGCTCGCCGATGGCAAGGCGCTGCTGCTCAAGAACCAGAGCCTCGGCCTGTTCTACAAGCGGCGCCCGGTCGTCGAGCAGGACCGCGACATCCTCGCCCGCACCACGGTGATCTCCACCAACCTGCACTACGCCGTCAAGCGCATCAACGACGAGGGCGTGGTCGACATCACCATCACCGCCGGGGTGTGATCGACATGGGCATGATGCTGCGCCGCCACCGGGGCAAGCCGGACGAGACCCCGGACCCCGAGCCGTCCGACGACAAGCCGGACGAGACCCCGGAGAAGAAGACCGAGAAGAAGGGCTGACATGGCTTCCACTTGGGCCACCGTGGCCGACTGCACCGCCACCCATCCGGATGACATCGTGGACGACTATGGCGTGGAGCTGGCCTCCCGTCAGATCACCACGGTCCTCCACGGCGCCTCCTTCGACATCACGAAGGAAGACGTCGCCGGGGCGCTGCGGGATGCCACGGTCGCCCAGGTCCACGCCAACGTGGCGGCATCCAAGAAGTCGGCGGCGGGACCGTCGGCTGACCGGATCACCTCCGCGAAGATCGGCAGCGCCTCCTACACTCTGGCGGCCTCGTCGTCGCCTGAGTCGCAGGAGACGCGGCTGGCCGCCGACGGGGTGTCTGTGGATGCTCTGGCGATCCTCACCGAGGCCGGTCTTCTGCCGGTAGTGCCGTGGCTGGTGGGATGACATGGACCTACCCGAGTGGATGATGCCCCACACGGTCACGGTTGAGCCGCTGACCGGAACGGGCCCCTACGGCGACCAGTACGGGCCGCCCCGCGAGGTCAGGTGCCTTGTCGAGGACACCCGCCAGCTCGTCCGGGCCCTGGACGGCACAGAGGTCGTCTCACAGACCACCATCTACGCGCCGCCGGGGATCGAATGCCCGCCCGATTCCAAGGTCACCCTTCCGTCGGGTCGTGTCTCCTACGTGCTCACGGTGGCAACCCATGACGACGGCGGACTCGGAGGCTGGCAGCACGCGGAGGTGAACCTCAAATGAGTTTCAGCCCGGTGCAGATCCTCGTCTCCCTCGACAGACTGGCAGCTGACACCCTCGGGCAGGTCTCCGGCGGCCTCCAGCTGGCAGCCGAGCACATCCTCGCCGAGGCCACCGATCTGGTGCCCATCGAGGAGGGCACGCTGCAACGCTCTGGCACCGTCTCCATCGACGCCATGGGCACCACGGCAGCCGTGTCCTACGACACCCCTTATGCCGTCCGCCAGCACGAGGAGATCAACTGGCGGCACGATCCTGGCCGCCGGGCGAAGTTCCTGGAGGCCCCGATGAACGATCCGGCCGTGCAGCAGGGCTGCCGTCAGATCCTCGCGCAGACCATCGGGAGGGCGTGGCGATGACAGACCCGAACAGTCTCCTGATCGTCGAGGCGGCAGGTCTGCTGTCGGCGGCAGGGATCGGCCTGTGGAACCCGGACGGCGCCTACCCGCCCGATCCTGACAGGCCGGTCATCATCGATTCGGCCATGCCTGCCAGCCCTGACTCTGTGATCGTCCTCACCGTCTACCCGATCAGCTCCGGGGCAGGCGATGAGGACGACGTGGTCGGACTCCAGGTCCGCACCCGTGCAGCCGGGGCGAGGCCCGATGCGGTGCGCGCCATCGACCGCGACGTCTTCGAGGTGCTGCACAATCGGCGGGGCTCCATCGGCGCCGTGCCTGTCACGCGCTGCCTGGCGCAGTCCTCGGCCAGTCTCGGACAGGACGACTCGAAGCGGTGGGAATGGTCCACCAACTACTACGTGACGCTCCCCCGCGCCACACCTCACTACCACTAGGAGGCATCTGATGCCGAACATGAAGAAGGGCGACGATGTGATGAACATTCAGCCCGCCATCGTCGACGCCATGAAGGCCAAGGGCTGGCGGGTCATCGAAACCGACAAGCCCGCAGAATCTCAGCCCTCCAAGGGCGACAAGCTGAAGGGGAACAAGAACAATGGCTGACACCGCCACCGTGAGGGTTGAGCTCGGCAATACCGCTCTCAACAAGGACTGGTACTTCGACGTCGACACGTCCGGGACTTCCGACACCCCGACGTGGACCCCCGTCAACGGCATCACTGACTTCAAGGCCACCACCGACGTCGACACCACCGACGACACGGACTTCTCCTCTGACGGCTGGACCTCGGAGATGGCCGTCTCCAAGTCGTGGTCCATCCAGGTGAAGCTCAAGCGGGCCCGCCAAGCCTCGGCGGTCGCCTACGACCCCGGGCAGGATTTCCTGCTGGCCAACAATGCTGGCGTCGTGCACGTCCGCTGGTACGAGATGGGCGGAGACGGCACTGCCTCCGGACCCGACTCCATGCCCCGCATCGAGGCCTACGAGGGCCATGCGGCGGTCAAGTGGGCCGATGACGGCGGCGACAACAAGGCGCTGCGCACCGCGACCGTGGACCTGACCGGACGCGGCAAGCGGCTGTCCATCGCCCACCCGGCCCCCAACGCCACCACCACCCCCTGACCGACCCCCACAAGCTGCCCCCGTGATCCGGCTGGGGATCACGGGGGCTTCTCCATGCCCAGCCACCTCCCAGCCACCCCTCCCAGCCGAAGGATCACACCATGACCGCCCCCAAGAAGACCCCAGACTCAGCCACCCTGAACCGCCCCCTGCACATCCCGTTCGGCAAGGGCTACGACATCCCACCGCTCAAGGCCATCAATGCACTGCGCGTGCGCACCATGGGCGCCATGATCGACGGCGACGACCCCTCTGACGAGCAGGTCGCCGAGGCCATGGGGCGCCTCAAGGAGCTCGGCATCGAGGATCCGGACAACTACGGCGAGTTCGAGATGGGCAACGACCTGTTCGGCGTCGAGATGAACGTCGCCATGCTCAACGACCTCACCATGAACGAGTACGACGTGGCACGGTCTGCGGTGGTCGGCTGGACCCTCACCCAGGATCGCAAGCCCGCCGAGGAGCTGCTGGCAAACCCTACCGGGCGGCCGAGGCCGCAGGATCACAAGGCGCCCGCCAGGAAGGCCCCGGCGCGCAAGCCGGCGGCCAAGAAGACCAGTTCGTCGAGGTAACCGCCGAGAACCCGGCGGGCCTGCCGCGCATCTGGCGCGAACCCGAGCCCGCCGGGCCCGACCTGTGGGACGTCGTCTGGGAGCACTGGGACGACGTTGAGGCCGACCTGGCCGAGCGCTTCGGCATCGACATGTGGGCGGGCGGCTGGGACATGTCCTGGTTCGCCCTGCTGGCCCGCATCAGCTCCCTCGTCTCCGCCCCTGTGGGCCGCTATCTGGCGCCCACCGATGAGGGTTTCGAGGTCCGCCCCATCCCAGCCACACGGCTCCAATCACTGCTCATGGAGGAATGACCGATGGCTCTCGATCTCGGCACCCTGTCCGGCAAGATCGCGCTGGACACCAGCGACTTCGAGAAGTCCGTCGCCTCCGCCAAGGCCACCCTCAACGGCTGGGCCAAGGACGCCGACAAGACCGCCGCCGCCACCGGCAAGTCCGTCTCCGACGGCATGGGCAAGGGCGCCGAACAGGCCGCCCAGCGCACCTCGAAGGCCACCGACACGGCCAAAGCCGCCTACGACAAGGCCGCCAAGGCCGCAGAGGAGGCCTCTCAGCGCCAGGACTCAGCCGCCCGCAAGGTCGACGTCGCTGAGACCCGCCTGAGTGAGACTAGGCAGAAGTACGCCGCGGGATCCTCGCAGGTCAAGGCCGCCGAGGACCGCCTCATCTCCGCCCGCCAGCAGTCCACCCGCGCCGACGAGCAGGCCGCCGAGGCCAAGAAGAAGGCCACCAAGGCCTCCGAGGAGGTCGCCAAGGCCGCCGTCTCAGAGGCCGAGGCGCAGAAGAAGACCGGGACGGCAGCCGACCAGGCGGCCGCCAAGGGGTCGGGCGCCATGTCGCGCCTCAAGGCCTCCATCAGCTCCCTGTCAAGGCGCTCCAACCCCTTCCAGGCCTTCCCGTCGCAGGCCAAGACCGCAGGTGACGAGTCGGGGGCACGATTCGGGTCGGGCTTCCAGTCCAGCGCCAAGAGCGGCCTCGCATCCTTCGGGTCGATGTTCAAGGCCTCCTTCCTTGGCAACGCTGCGAGCTCGGCGCTCACGTCGGGCATCGGTGCCATCAAGTCCGGGCTCGAATCGGGCTTCGGACGGCTGGAGTCCATTGACCAGGCCACCGCCAAGCTCACCGGCCTGGGCAACAGCGCCAACACCACCAAGACCATTCTCAACAACGCCCTCGCCTCCGTGAAGGGGACGGCCTACGGCATGGGCGACGCGGCCACCGTTGCGGCGTCCATGACCGCCTCGGGCATCAAGCCGGGCCAGGATCTTGAGAAGACCCTCTCCCTGGTCGCAGATACCGCCACCATCGCCGGACGGTCCATCACCGATATCGGCGCCATTTTCGGATCGGTAGCGGCCAAGGGCAAGCTCCAGGGCGACGATCTGCTCCAGCTGACCAGCTCCGGTGTGCCGGTGCTGCAATTCCTGTCGCAGACGATGCACAAGACGACCGCCGAGGTCTCGGACATGTCGTCCAAGGGCAAGATCAGCTTCGCGGACTTCCAGAAGGCCATGGAGGTCGGGCTAGGTGGCTCGGCCAAGTCGTCCGGTGACACCTTCTCCGGGGCCATGGCGAACGCCAAGGCGGCCCTCGGGCGCCTGACCGCCGACGTCATGGGCGGCGCCTTCAAGCAGATGCCCGGCACCTTCAAGGGCATTACCGCCCAGATCGACGCCATGGCTCCGGCCGCCGAGCGTGCAGGCGCCAAGGTCTCCTCCGGTATCGGGTCCGCCTTCACCACCATCAAGGGCCTGTTCAACCTGATGGCGAAGGGCGACTACACCGCCAGCCTCGGGAAGTCGTTGGGCATCGAGGAGGACTCCCCGATCGTCGGGACGCTGCTGTCCCTCAGGCAGACCTTCATCGACTTCGGGTCGTCAGTCAAGACCGCCGTGCAGGGCGTCGTCTCCGCCTTCGGCCCCATGGCCGCCGAGGCTGCCAAGCTGGCAGGCGGGGCCGCGCTGGGCGCGCTGTCCGTCGTCATGAAGATCCTCACCCCGCTGTTCAACGCGCTGGGCAACAGCCTCAAGGCTCATCCGGTCCTGTGGCGCACTGTCGCAGCCTCCATCCTCGGGGCTGTCGTCGCGCTCAAGGCGTTGTCGGTGGCGACGTCGATCGCGTCCGGAATCGGCGGTATCGTCAAGTCCATCGGAGGGGCCGTCACGGCCTTCAAGAAGGGCTCAACGGTCATTACGTCCTTCAACCGCGCCTTCCATGCGTTGGGGATCGCCTTCCGGCTCAATCCGATCGGCCTTGTCGTCACCGCAATCGGGCTACTCGTCGCCGGATTCATCTACGCCTACACGCACTCCGAGCGCTTCCGGAACATCGTTAACGGCGCCCTCAACGGCGTCAAGAACGCCGCGCTGGCGGTCGGCCGCTGGTTCTCCGGCCCGTTTGTCAACTTTTTCAAGTCGGCATGGGGCGGCATCAAGGCCGGATTCTCGGCCATCGGCGGATTCTTCACCGGAATCTGGAACGGCATCAAGGCCGTCTTCACCGGTGGTGTCAACGCCGTCAAGGGCGTCTGGTCGACCCTGTGGACCGCACTGACGAACAGCTGGGGTTTCAAGGCACTCCAGTCCATCTTCTCGGTGTACTTCCGGCTCATCAAGCTGGTCTTCACCAACTTCATCAACGGCGTCAAGATCGTCTGGAACGGGCTGTGGACCGCCCTCAAGTTCGTCGCCTCCGGATTCATGACGAGCCTGAGGACCATCATCTCGGCCGGAATGTGGGTGGTCCGAAACGTCATCATGCCGCCCATCAACGCCATCAAGGCGGTCTGGTCGGCAGCGTGGGGCTGGATCTCCTCCAAGGTCTCGGCGATCTTCGGAGCGATCCACCACAACGTCTCAGTGAAGATACTCCAGGTGCAGATGGTCATCACGCGCGTGATGAACGTCATCAAGGCTGTCTGGAACGCCGGATTCGAGAAGGTAAAGTCCATCGCCTCGTCGGCCATGAGCTCAGTGAAGTCCGGCATCAACCGCGTCCTCGGGGGCATCGAAGGGGCCTTCTCCGGAGCGCTCAGGTGGATCGAGCGCGTGTGGGGCGGCCTCCAGAACATCACCAAGAAGCCGATCTCATTCGTCCTGAAGACGGTCATCAACGGCGGCCTCATCAAGGGCTTCAACTGGGTCGCCAACAAGCTCGGCGCCAAGACCATGCCGAACGTCCCGATCCCGAGGGGGTTCCGCGAGGGCGGCCCGACCGGCAGCATGGGCGTCAATGACATCGCCGGAGTGGTGCACGGCCAGGAATTCGTCATGGACGCCGAGACCACCCGCAGGGCCGGCGGCCCGGGGGCGATGGAGGCCATCCGCACCGCAGTCAACGACGGCGCCCGGGTGCCCGGATTCAAGGGAGGCGGCTACACCGGAGGCCGAGGCAGGCTGACCGCGCTGGCATCCAACCGGGTGACCGCCGCGGCGCGCTCGCTCGGCTGGATGTTCCAGCTGGCACAGCAGGGATGGAATGCGGCCAACGGGCTGTCTGGCACCTCGCATGCCGGGGATGCGGTGGACGTGTCGGGTCCGGCTGGCGGTACCCGCCTGTGGTCGATCCGTGACGCGCTCCGCCGCCAGAATTGGGCGGCGTGGGTGCGCGGGCCGAAGCAGGGGTTCTCCTGGCATGTGCACGCGGTACCCGGGCCCGGCGCCGGCACCGGTCGCGGGTCGGCCACCTATCAGTGGGGCGACTACCTCAAGGGTGGGGCCGGCCTGCGCGGTGTCGGCAATCCCGACCCGTACGCGAAGCCGTCCGGATCGGGTGGGTCGTGGCTGGGCCAGATCGGCTCGGCCGTCGCCAGTATGTTCGGCAAGTTCTCCACGCCCATGGACTGGATCAAGGACCGGATGAAGGGGCTCGTCTCGGGCGCCGGATCGGTGCTCAAGAAGGTCGGCAACAACCCGTTCACCCAGATGGTCGCCAAGGTCCCCGGCAAGCTCCTGTCGATGGCTGTCGACAAGATCAAGAATCTGTTCGGCAGATCGGCAGCGACCGGCACGTCCGGGAACATGGAGTCCTGGCGTCCGCTCATTCGGCAGGCGCTCGCCCGTACCGGTATCGGCTCCGGAAAGGCCGACGAGGACGCGTGGCTGCGACAGGTCATGTCTGAGTCGTCGGGCAACCCGAATGCACTCCAGGGTGTAAAGGACATCAACTCGGGCGGGAATGAGGCTCTGGGCCTCCTCCAGGTCATCCCGGGGACCTTCGCCGCATACCGCGACAAGACCCTCCCGAATGATCGCCGAAACCCCCTGGCGAATGCTGTGGCTGCGATGCGCTATGCGTCGTCCCGGTATGGCAACTGGCGCAGCGTCATCGGCCACGGCCACGGCTACAAGGACGGGACGCTCTCGGTGATCCGGAACATGTTCGCCCCCTTGTCGGAGGATGGCCGCCCGGAGATCGTCGCAGGCCCGCAGATGGGCAACCTCATGAAGGGCAGCCGGGTCTACAACGGCGACCAGACAGAGAAGATCCTCCGCCTGCGCACCATCGCCCAGCCGAAGAAGGCGGTCACCCCGACCGCCATGACGGGAGCTGCCATCACAATGCCAGACACCCTGATCGTCAAGGACGTCGACGACAAGCTGGTGGGCCGGATGCGCGTCGAGGGCTACGGGTCGGCTGTGGATGCAATCGAGGACAGGGAATCCATGATGGCGAGGATTGGCGCATGACGACGAGTCTGAGGGTGACGTGGGCGACGTGGGTGTCTCAGTCGGCGCCCACGTCGAACTACTTCAAGAAGACCGGATATCTGTCCGTCAGCAATCAGTCTTCGCACGTGAAATTCGCGTACTTGTGGTTTGCGAATCCTTTTCCGCGCACTGGCGCGAATGTGTTGTCCGCCAAGCTCACCCTGCGGACGCGGAAGGTGACTGGCTCCGGCACGGTGAATCTTGGCGTGGATCTGGCCACCCCGTATCCGGTGGGCATCGGCCTGATGAACTGGAACACGCGGGCTTCCGCCGCCGGCCACAAGGTGCAGCTCACCAAGTCGGCACCACTGGCAGAGAATGCGGCGTGGACTTTCGACGTCACCGACATGATGCAGACTGTGGGAAGCGGCTACGGATTCAACGGCTTCATCCTGTCGACGACGAACACGCGCGACATCAATGTGCAGGGCAACATGTCCGCCGCGCTCGATCCGGTGCTGGAGGTGGAGTGGACTGAGGCTCCGCTTCCGCCGGATCAGCTGGCCCCGTCGACGGGTCAGGCGACGGGTGTGGCCCTGCCCGTCCTGCGCTGGTCCTTCTGGGATCATGCCGGTGCCACGGGCATGCAGTCGGCTCAGGTGCAGGTGGCGAGCTCGGAGGACGGTTTCGGGTCTCCGCTGTGGGATTCTGGCAGTCTGCCTCTGACGGAGACTCAGCTGGACCTCGCCGCCACGTCGTGCCCGGCGCCCGCCGTGGACACGCTGCGGTGGTGGCGCGTCCGGAATCAGGACAGCGCGGGCCTGTGGTCGGCGTGGTCCGATCCCGTCTCGTGGCAGTGGCATCCCCGCCTGTCGGTGTCGCTGGTGCAGCCGGACGGCGCGACCTTCTCCGACCCGACGCCGGTCATCCAGTGGGCGACGTCGGGCGACATGCCGCAGTCGCGGTGGAGGGCGTCCGTGTCGATCCTTGACGGGTCTGCGTGGCGCGTCGTGGCGTCCTCTGGGACGGTCGTCTCGGCTGAGACGTCGTGGACCCCCGACGTGGGACTGGCGAACGCTGGCACGGCACGGATCATCGTTGACGTGTGGGACGACCGGGCGCGGGAGGCCACACCCGGCGTGCCGATCTACGCGTCGGCGAGCGGAGAGTTCGCCTTCTCGCCGTCGGACACCATTGAGATCCCGAAGAACATCCAGCTGATCGACCTGGCGCCCATGCCGTCGGTCACTCTGCGCTTCACCCGATCCGAAGTGCCCGACAGGTGGGACATCTACAGGGACGACATGCTTCTGACTCGTCACTCCGGCCTGGACTTCCTCGTGGAGGGCGATCAGTACGAGGTCACTGATCAGACCGCCCCGAACGGCCCTCACACGTGGACCATCTTCGCGATCGTCAACGGCGTCGCCGCCAAGTCACAGGCCGTCACTGCCACCATCGCCCACCCCGGCACGTGGCTGTGCGACCCCGACACCGGAGACAAGGTGTGCATCGTCGGAGGGAACAAAGATCTCGAACTGTCGCTCCCCGAGGACCGCACCACCTTCACCCCCATCGGCTCCAAGGCTCGGGTCGACATCATCGCCGCACAGCGCGGCTACGAGGCAACCTGCAAGGGGTCGCTGGTCGGGAATCCTGCCACCGGCGCGACCGCCGAGCAGCAGCGGGACATGCTCAGGCGCTGGCGCGAGGATGTCGGGCACCGCTTCATTCTGCTGGTCTCCGACATGGCTCTGCCGGTGAACATCAACAACGTCCAGACGTGGCGCACCGTCCAGGCCACCGGCCCGCGGTTCGACGGCGACCCCGGCCACGTGGTGCATGTGAGCTTCGACTGGCACCAGATCGACTGGTTCGACGTCGGGAGTGCATCGTGATCGGGCTCGGATTGTCCGCCGCCGACCAGCGCGCATTCGATGAGGGGCTCAAGCACGATCACGCCGTGAGCACCACGGTGCGCATCCTGTCGATGGACCATGAGGTGCTGGGTGAGGCTGACGGGGTGGTCTCCGGGCAGGTGGATGTCGACGCCGGCGCCGAGGTGGAGCGGTCGTGCAGCGTGGAGGTGCTGGACCCACAGAACCGCCTGGGGCTCACCTCTGCCAGCCCGACTCAGCCGGTCATCTTCGTCAACAAGCAGGTCCAGGTGCTCTACAGGGTGCGTATTCCGCAGCTCGGTCGCTGGGTGGATGTGCCGGTATTCACCGGGCCGATCACGAAGGCCGACGCCACCGATCAGGGGGTGTCGATCACCGGGACTGGCAAGGAGTTCCGCCTGATGCGGGATGGTGGGACGTCGATCTCGAAGACGTTCAAGAAGGGCACCCGCAAGTCCGACGTCATCGCGCAGTATCTGGCTGCGATGGGTGAGACCCAGCGCCAGATCACGTCATTCCCGGATCGTCTGACGGCCGATCTGACGATCGCTGGGACAGACAAGGCGTGGCCTGTGCTGCGCTCGCTGGCCCGTCAGCTCGGGGACTCCAGCAATTTCCCGTGGCTGGGCTATGACGGGCGCGGAGTCGCACGGATGGCCGCGCACTCGTCGGCCGTGAGGTGGGTCTTCGATGGCCAGTCGATCACATCGACCCCGAAGGTGACCGTCGACGAGTCGAGCATGAAGAACTATGTGCGCGTCATCAACAACGAGAAGGTGCTGGCGACCGCGAAGGCGGCGCCCGCCGATCCGTTCTCGGCGCAGTCTTTGGCGTGCGGTGGAGTGCCGCAGTGGATTCGCGAGGATGTCACCACCGATTCGACGGACAAGAGGGCAGCCCAGACGCTGGCCAACAGCACGCTGGACAGCCTCATGCATGCGGCCGTCTCGGTGGAGTTCGAGTCGCTGATCGTGCCGCATCTGGAGCCACGCGACGTGATCCGTGTGGTGGCCGACACGTGGGAGTGGGATTTGCAGGTCACCAAATTCACGATCCCACTCGGGGCCAGTCAGGCCATGAGCCACGGTCGCAATGCGCAGATCAGGCCGAAGATCAAGTACGCCGCTAAGGGAAGGACTCGCTGATGGCTCAGCAGGTGGGCACGGTGACGGCCGTGCAGTCGGAGCGTCGCGGGGTGATCGCGACGTCGTGGACCGGCACTCAGATGTCGGTGGTGAATGCGGCCGATCTGGACCGCGAGGGAGGCACGCTCAGCCCCGACGGCGGCCAGACGACCTACGCCTACACCGCCGTGACTGATGGCGCCACGGATGATGCCCCGGACACGGTGACGATGGCCGACGCCGCCCCCGCCGAGTGGCCCACCGCCTTCACCGATCCTGAGACCGGGGATGTGATCCCGGCCGAGGTGCGCCTCGACGTGTGGCCTGAGCGGCTGGACGTGACAGCCATGGTGGACCTTGGTGACGGGGAGACGATCCCGGCCGTGGTGCCTCACTCACTGCGCCCCCTCCTGGTCGACGGGGTGCGCGAGCCGGGGATGGGTGAGACGGTGCAGCTCGCCCGCGTCGCCGGGGTGTGGACCGTCTCCGACGTGCCGGGGAAGCGGGCCGTCGTTGAGGGGACGAAGGTGGCCGTCCCCGACACCCACTCGCTGCCACGCGCCGAGATGGACGACGCGTCATTCACCGTCTACAAGGACGACGGAGAGGGCGGGGCCGTCGCCACGACCATTCTGGGTGGCGACCGCGACCAGCTCCAGATTTTCGGGACTGATGGTGTGCTGCGGGGCGGGATTGATCAGGACGGCGTGGTCGTCGGATCGTCTGTGCAGACCCCTCAGGTGCTGCTGGACGGCGATGATGTGCGCGGCCTGATCGACGCCATGAGCTGGGGGTACACGGCAGGTCACATTTTCACCGCAGATGCCGGGCCGATCGGGCAGACCGAGAAGATTATCTGCGACGTGCAATTCACGGCCATCCCAGGACGAAAATATAAGATCACTTTCAATGCGTCGTGTGATATCCCGGCGGGGAGCCGCTTTATCCCCTATTTCCGGATTAGTGCCGGTGAGGATGGGGCAAGCACGGCACCTCAGCCGACCGTGTCATCGCAGAGCCTTGGTAACGGGATCTTCCCGCCGCTTGCATACGCAGACCCAACCAATCCCGCCGCGCCCGTCATGTATTCCATGCCGTGGACGCCGGACAGCCTCGGCATCACCCAGCCGACCGCTGTGAGAATCGGCCTGTCTGCGCTGCTGCAATACACGGGAGTGTCGACCCTCCACAAGAACACCGGGTATTTCGAGATCACGGATATGGGGTCGCGCTATAAGGGCGTCTTCGCCGACGGCAATTTCGGGTCCGGCGCTGTCACCACGGTGACGCAGTACTTCCAGCCCGAGTGGACGACCGTGTGGCGCAACGGCACTTCACAGCCGGGCGTCGTCACGCCACAGCAGGGATACGCCACGCGCGCGCTGGGTGTCGGGCATCCGGGCGGCATGTGGTACACCATGGTGAAATTCCCCGACGCGATGCGCGCATTCATGGCTGGGGCGCAAAAGATTTCGGACGTGTCGCTGTGGACCAATTCCTACGATTGCATGAATGCCAGCGGATTCGTGCCACGTCTCTCGTGGCATGCGCAGTCCACCAGCCCGACAGGCCCGGTCGGGTCTGGCGATTTCGACCTCCGGAATCTCCCCAAGGGGGCGGTGCGATGGAATCAGCTGCCGTCCGGGGCATGGTCCAACATTCAGTCCGGCGCATATCTCGGCCTCACATTCGGGCTTCGCACCGGCCAGGACGCGAAATACGCGGGGTGCTTCTCCATCACCGACGGGGCCCCCGGTGCTTTCCGGGTGACGGTGACGAAATGACCACCCATGAGCGTCGCCTCCGCGATCTCACGTGGGTGCTGATCGTCGCGCAGGCCGTCATGCTGGGTCTCCAGTGGATCGGACGTGCCGCACCGTCCCGGCCACCGGTCCACGCATGGTGGCCCGCTCCGATGGCCGATGACTGGTGGTGGATCGCCTGCCACGCCGTGGCCGTGCTGCTGCTGGCGTGGGGGCTCGCGCGACGCCGACGGTGGCTCCCCGGGGTCATCGGGTCGTGGCTATCCGCCGCCGCGTGGCTGATCTGGGGGGCGTCGGATCTGGCATGGTCCATCGACACCCGCCCGCCCGTCTCGCTCGTCGCCCCGCTGCTCGCGCTGGCGGTGTGCGTGCCGCTGTCGGTGATCGTGGCGCACATGTGGAGCGACCGCGGACTCACCGACTGACAGGGGGACGGCATGACGCCGGAATGGTCGACCGTCCTCGTCGCAGCCATCACCGCCGTGGTGACGCTCGTGGGGACTCTCGTGGGGGCGGGGGGCAGGAGCCGCCGCGAGGAGCGCAGGGCATCCGCGCGGGTCGATTCGCTGGAGAGCTGGGTCTACCACGCGCGACATCAGCTGAGGCTCTTTAATGACTCGCTGCCGCCCGACACGCCAGTCTTCCACCTCCCCCCACTCCCGGATTGGATGACCCAGCAGAACAACGGTGACGATTAAGGATGTGTGGGATGGACAATGGGACTAAGTGCAGAGGGTGCGGTAAAAGATTCTACGGAATGCGCGGGCACCAGTACTGCTCAGAGTCGTGCAAGCCGCTATGCTCAGTTGACGATTGCACATCGATTGCTAAATGCAAAGGTATGTGCCAAGTCCATTACGACAGGGTCCGGCGTCGAGGTAAAACAACGCTTTCGGTTCGTTCTCCAATGAGTTCCCTTGAATGCATTGCACCTGGTTGCAAAAGACCAGCACTCACGATGGGCGAATGTAAGTTGCATCGCAATAGGATGAGGAAGCATGGTTCGTACGATCTCCCGCGCCAGAACCGGAAGCGTCGAACAAGCGGGAAGCCTTGCACTACACCAGGTTGCCAAAACTTGACCCGTGGTGGCGGCAAGTGCCAGACGTGCTACTACAGGATCGCGAAGTGGGGAACGGCAAACCAGTCTGACGACTCGTACGTGAGGCAAAAAGGCTTCAACTCCTGCACAAGGACGTGCATAGAGTGTGGGAAAGAATTCAGCGGCAACCCGGCTGCGAAGTATTGCAGTGACAGTTGCAGACCTCATAATCGACGTGGGTATTGGATCTCACATTCTGGTCGCGAAGCTATCTATAGGCGCGATAATTGGACGTGCCAGATATGCGGAGGCAAAGTTGATAGGAATGCGTCGACATTCATCGAAGGCCCATCGATAGATCACATCATCCCCGTATCTGCTGGTGGCACTAGCGATCCGTCAAACCTGCGCTTATGCCACCGGGGATGCAACACGCTTCGAGCTGCCAATAGTCGGTCCGACGAGGAAGTGGCCGGGCTTTTCGCTGCTGAACTTGCATTAATCGGCGCAACCAGGACAGATGATAGCGATGCCTCAGACGACGAACCTCCTGAACACTGAGAGGAAACAGCGCCTCCGTGCCGAGCGGCTGAGCTTCTGGCAGACCGTCATCCTCATTGCCCTGGTCGTCGTCGTGGGGGTCGGCGGCATGTGGTCCGGGACGGTCGTCGGGCAGCGCAATCACGCCACGGGCGAGGCCTCCAAGAACGCGGAAGTCGCGCAGGGACTGGCCGCCCGCGTGCAGGCCGCCTGCCGACTCGACACCGACGAGGGCCGGTCGCTGCGGAAAGCGGGATTGTGCGCTGCTGCCAGCTCAGCATCCGCGCAGGTCACCGCCGCCGGGAAAGCCGGTGCTCAGGGGCTGCCAGGACCCGCCGGTCCGTCTGGTGCCAGCGGGCAGCCGGGTAGGGACGCCACCGGGAAAGCGGGGGCGGCAGGCAGTGCCGGGGCCTCCGGGCAGCCGGGACGTGATGCGACTGGCGAACCGGGGGCCTCCGGTGCGCCCGGCGCGGACTCCACCATCCCCGGACCGGCAGGTGCGCCCGGCACCAGCGGGACCAGTGGCACCAGCGGGGTGGACGGGAAACCGGGGCAGCCGGGGCGCGGTATCAGCTCGCTGTTCTGCTCCGGCGGCGACCTCGTCGTCTCCTGGACCGACGGCACCTCCGACATCGTCGCCGGCGCCCAGGTGTGCGAGCAGGCGCCCACATCCGAGCCCACCTCGGACCCGACATGACTCCCCACGGCACATGCACCGGTCACGTGTGGGTGTGCGGATGGGACGCAGACGAATGCATCACCAATCAGGAGGGACCACATGGCCAATCCACTGACAGCAGATCAGCAGCTCGCGGCAGTCAAGGCGGCCGGGATCTCGAAGATCGTCGAGAACTCGGGCTGGCGGTCGCGGGGAATCTGGAGAATCTCGAAGGGATGGAAGCCCAAGGGGATCATCATCCATCAGACCGCCGGGAACCTCGGTAGTCGTAGCGTGCAGCAGTACGCTGACGACATTCTCAACGGAGATCCCAGCTGTCCCGACAAGTGCAACGCTTTCGTGGCACCTGACGGGACGCTGTGGATGAATGCGGCCGGGCGCGCGAATCATTGCCTGCAATACAGCAATCAGGCTCTGAACGCGATGATCAACGAAACGTTCCCGCTCACCGGAACTGTCGCGTGGCGCGGCTCGCTCCAGAACATGAACGAGCACACGTACGGGCTGGAGATGATCGCCACGGCTCCCAACGCGGCGCAGGTGGAGACGGCCGCACGCTGGGCCGCCGCGCTCTGCCGCGCCCACGGCTGGACCGCCGGGTGCATCGCAGGACACGGGGAGGTCGCCTCCGATCGCGACTACTCCGACCCCGGTATCGACATGGGCGCATTCCGGCGCCGTGTCGCAGCAATTCTGTCGAGCGGATCGACCGCTCAGGAAGACGAGGATGAAATGAAGGAAGCCGACTGGCAGCGCATGGAGCGACTCGTGGACGCGAGGCTCAAGTACGCCAGCATCGCCAAGAATGATGACCCGGTCTTCAAGCCCGACAAGAGCGCGAGCTGGCCCTGGCGCACCGCGCTGTGGAGCATCTCCTACTACGCGACCCACAGCTACAACACGATCTGCAATATCGCCCGCAAGCTCGGGGCGGAGGTCAGCAAGTGAGCGAGACGCAGAGGAAGGCCCTGTACGCCGCAGCGGCCGCGATCCTGGCCGCCCTCGGCGCATTCGGGATCGTCGACAGTGCTCAGACCGAGCAGGTGCTCGGCATCGTGTCCGGTGCCCTGACGCTGGCCATGGCAGTCGTGCCCGTCCTGGCGCACCGCAAGGTCGGCGTCGCCGGCGTCGGCGGAGGCGGAGCGTCCACCGATTCCGTCGAGCCGCTGGACGACCCCGGACTGCCCGGAGACGAGGTGCCCATCGACCATGCTGACGACGTGCCCGAGCACGCCGCCGAGGAGCCCTCCGTCATCCCCGACGGCGAGGGCGTCGCCACCAACTGACCACCTACCGGCCCCCGCGCCACACCGACGCGGGGGCCTCCACTTACGCATGAGGAGACTTCCATGGCATCTGAGCCGCTTCCCTCCGATTTTCTGCCGTTCGGGCATGTGGTGGGGCGTGTGATCCGCGCCGTGGGCGACACGGACGCCGACCCTGACAGTGACCCTGAGGCGATCCCCGTCACCGGCACGGGTCTGGTCAGGTTCACGCCGCTGGAGCTGACGCGCGTGGTCACCGGCACTGTCCCGTCCACGTGGGTGCAGCAAGAGACCATCGCCGCCGACCTCGACTCGGAGGGATTCATCGCCCTGTCTGGCGCGCGGGGGCTGCTGCTGTGGCCCGGCACATGGAAGGTCAGCGCAGGCTCCGCGTCGGCGTTCAGTTTCCCACAGTTCACCATCGAGGTGACGGCCGCCCACACCGCCGACTCCCCGCTGGACCTGTGGACCGCCAGCCCCTATGTGCCGCCGTCCGGGACGACGGTGACCACGCTGGTGGTGCCCGCCGGTGCCGTCGCAGGTCAGATCCTCGGATGGGATGGGCAGGAGCTCGTGTGGGAGGCGCCACCGGCAGACGGAGCACCCGGCGAGCCGGGGCATTCGCCGGTGCTGACGTGGCAGGGCGATCAGCTCGCGGTGGACGGGGTGGTGTCAGGCCCACACCTGACCGGGCCTGCCGTGGCCGACACCGGATTCCGCGATATCAGGTCACTGCTGGCCACCGGCTGGACGGCCGCTGCCCTCAAGGTGCGGCGCTGGGGCGCCGTGGTGCATTTCATCGCCGTGGGACTGACAGCCGGATCAGGCGCCACCACCAACGTCCTGACCACGCCCCTGCCGGCCGGATTCACGCCACCCCACTCCTCCCCTGCAACCGGATCCACCAGTGGAGGCGTCGGCTACATCACCGTCGGCAATGGAGGCACGATCACGGCCGCCACGACGACGGCCGTGTTCTCGGGAACCGCCGTGTGGACCACTACCGACCCATGGCCCACCACACTCCCAGGAACCGCCGCCTGACCACACACTGCCGCCCCTCTCGCATTGCGCGGGAGGGGCGGCCTTTTCGTCGTCTCAGGCGTGTTTGCGGATCTTGGCGATCATCGTCTGCGACAGGCCGGTAACCTGCGCCAACCGGTAGGCCGATGTCGTGGTGGACCTGATCATCTCGTCGCGTCGGCGCTGCAGCTCCTCTGCCTCGGCCTGTGCCAGGCGCACCGCACCGGCAGCCTGAGAGAGCTGCCATTCGTGAGTGCTGAGCGGCTTGACGTTCAGGTCCCGGTGCCACATGTCGGCGGCCTTGCGCAGCTCAGTGCAGGGCCACACCTCACCGTCCGTGGGGCAGAAGCGCGGATTGCCCTCGACGTTGCCGCCACGGTCCCACCATTCGGAGGTCATCGGCGCGGCGTGCTCGGCCTCAATCTTCTGCCACTGCCGCCTGTCCTCGTCGCTCCAGTTGCTGGTCATGTCATGTCCTCTCAGTGTGGGGGCCGGTCGCCCGGCCCCCGGGTTTGATTGGTTCAGGCGTGTCGTGCGACGAACTCCTTGAGGCTGTCCATCGTCTTATTGAGGCGCCACCCGAAGGAGTTCCGGGTGAACACCCGGTTGAACAGCCACGTGATGTCCTGGTCGCAGAGCTGCGGGAGGTTCTCCTCAAGATGCATCCGTGCCTCACCCTCGGTGCGGAAGGTTGGATGTCCGGCTCCAAGACTGTAGATCGTGCTCATGTCGTGCTCCTTGGTGGTGGGTTCCGCTGACATGGTCAATACTAAACCGGGTTGTGGGCCATGCGCAACCCGGTTTAGCAAACTGGGCCAGACCGCCCTCCCCCGTGTCGCTCTGGTGTCGCTGCGGAACCGGACATGGCACGACATGACGGGACATGACGGGACGCCATGAGAGCGACACCAGCGGCAACGATGCACGCTCAGCCCCTAGTGGGAGTGGATTTGTGGGGACGAGCCACCCTGTGAGCCGGGCACAGTCCGAAGGCGGTCGCTCCCCTAGTCAGCGCCCAGTCGGAAATCCCGTGTCGCTCCCTTGTCGCTGACGGCTGCCATCGCGTCATCGAAGACCGCCGCCGCCTGCGCATCGTCACTGGGCCACAGATGGCTGTACGTCCGCAGCGTCTCGGCCACGTCGGCATGCCCCAGCCTGTCCGCCACCGCCCGAGGGGACATGCCAGAGTGGATCAGCAGCGACGCATGCAGATGACGCAAGCAGTGCCATCCCGTCCGCTCCGGGAATCCCATGCCCGCCGTCGCATTGCGCCACCCCTCCCCCGCAGCTCGCGGTGAGATCGGTCCGTCCCAGCGGGTCCGCGAATGCCACACCAGACCCTCGGCGCCGGGGCCCCACCGCTCCAGCTGCTCGGCCAGCGCATCCGCCACCGAGTCGCCGACCGTCACCGTGCGCGGCCGGCGGTTCTTCACCGGCCCCCATGACAGTCCCGACCCACGCGCCAGCTGACGGTCCACCGTGATCACCCGCCCCGAGATCCGGTCCCACGTCAGGCCCCGCAGCTCGGCCGATCGCATCCCGGTCCCCGCCGCTACTGTCACCATCGTCTGAAGGCGGGGTGTCATCGCCTGCCGGATCGCTACCACCTGGGCCAGCGTCGGGAAGAACTGCACCGGACGCTCGACTGAGGGCAACCTCACGCCAGTGCATGGGTTCCGATCGATCAGGCCATCTGCGACCGCCTGCCCCATCGGACCAGACAGCCACCCCCACCGCGCCCTGATCGTGGACGCCGCCCACGTGCCCGCCCACTCCGTGACGGCAGCCTGCACACGGGCACGGGTCAGCGACTGCACCGTCTCACCCCGCAGGGACGGCAGGATCATCCCGTCAATGGCGATCGACGCCGACTCCCGCGTCGCACCGGACCAGTGCAGCTGCCCGGCCGCCCAGTCGTGCAGCCAGCGGTCCAGCGGGACGGGGCCGGACTGAGCCTGCCTCCCATCGCGATCGCGGACCACCTTCTCGGCCTCGTCCTTCGACGTGCAGGCCCTCGCCTGCCGCTTCCCCGCGGCGTCGGTCCAGACAGCCTGCCAGCGCTTCCCGCGACCCCAGCGGGCATTGTGGACGCGGCGCGGTCGCGCGTCCGGACCGTCGGGGTTCGCGTCCGTCCAGCGGTCGCGGATGTATGGCACCGATCTCCTCCAATCACACGGCCCCTCGCAGCGCTGAGCTGCGAGGGGCCGTGTTCGTCGTCTGTGTCACGGCTCGTTGGTGAAGATGGCGATCATCCCGCCCAGATTCGCCGAGTCCAGCTCGTATGTGAGACGGCCTTGCGCGTCGGCCCCGCACTGCATCTTGTAGACCCGCGTGCGCCCCGGAAGGATGGTCCCGCCGAAGTCCTGACCCGTCAGCGCGCAGGTCGACTCGGCCTGCCCCACCGTCACCTGCTCTGAAAGGCCGTCAGTCTCAATGGGGTTCTTCGTCAGGTTCTCAAGGGAGACGGTGAAGTAGACCCAACGCTTCACTGCTGGATCGAGCTGCATGCTGTCGCGGTCGTCGGCAGATATCTCCTCGCCAGGGGTGACCTTCGAGAAGGTGAACTTGCCCATCCCCTCCGAATCCTTGAAGGACTCCCCGAACTGGTGCACCTGGCTGTTCGCGCCAGGGTAGGCGGCGTCACTGGTGCTCGGGGTGGCCGAATCGGTGTCATTCGCCGATGATGCCGAGCTCGCGGCCACGGCGACGGTCTTGGTGGGCTGGGATGACGTGCTGCTGCCGCAGGCCGTCAGAGCTGGGATGATGGCGAGCACTGCCAGAGCGGCCGCTTTCCGGAACATTCGTGTCTCCTTGGGATGGAAGGGCGCCGCCATGGCGTCCACGATGATGGTCTCACAGCCGTCCGACAGCCCGGACAGCGTCCTCGATCTGGGCGCGCTCGCTGTCACTCAGACAGGCGACGCGCGCTCGCAGCGTCGCCACATCCACCCAGCACTCCTCGGCCACCTCGCCGGGCCACTGCGACCACTGCACCGCCGAGACTAGATGCTGCACATCCACCAGACGCCGGGCTGCCTCAGCCTCGACGTCGCGCTCCTCGATACGCCGCAGCCGAGGATCCGACGACACCGGCCCCCGCTCCAGATGCACCAGCTCGTGCGCGATCGTCGAGCGCCGCCCCGCCTGATCCAGACGCCGCGACACCTGGACCAGGCCAGCCGGGAAGTCTGTGCGCCCCTGAACATGCTCGGGCAGGTCAGCCATCTCCAGCACCCACTCCTCGGCGCCCCGGAAGTCGCGCCACGGGTGATATCGGTCAGTCCTCATCGTCCCTCCTCGCCGCCATTGGCTCCTGTCCCGGGCCTACAGGACCCGGCCGACGAAACCGGCGCACGTTGACCTCGTCGCCGCTCTTCTCAGCCTCAGATCGCCCATCGTCACTGACCTCCTCGCTGTCGTGGGTCACGGCCCGGATCAGCTCATCGAGAGCAGCCCGGGCCCTGGGATTCAGCCTGTGCGCCTCAGCCGGTGGAGTCCACGGTCCCCAGTCGGACAGCGGTACGCCCGCCCACCTGTAGATCGTCGCCTCGTCGACCCTCAGCGCCTGTGCGACCCTGCCGACCGTCTGCGGGCTCGTGCGCCCCTCGACGATCAGCCGCCGCACAGTGACATGCGAGACGCCGGCCGCCTCACCGATCCCGCGGTACGTCTGCCTGACGCCCACCCTCTCGGCCGCCGCGTTCCACGGCTCGGTCAGCTCTCCCATGTCCACACCTCAACTGTCCACGCGGGGGGTTCAGCACGCCCTAGGTCGGTTGGACGCGCTGTCCACAAACTACACCGGCGATACTCGCCCAGCCCGCCCATCCGGCCGACAAGGACAGATAGACGGATTGGACGAACCCGTCCAAAATAAAGTTGACGTGGTCCATGGATCGTGTACCGTAGTCCACATGAAACCCATTCAGCTCTACATCGGAGGGAGGCTCGACGTGCGACTCATTAGTGCCCAGGCGCTCAGGCAGTACATGGCGTTCCGCGGCTACTCCGTGCGCACGCTGGCCGAGAAGGTCGGCGTCTCGCACGGGACCATCGGCTGGCTCACGTCCGGCCGCCGCGACACCACCAAGGCCGAGACCGCCCGAGCCATCGCCAAGGCGCTGGACTGCCCCGTCGACGCGCTCTTTGTCGTCGACGGAGTGGTTCACGGTTCACGAACCATCAGGAGCGTGGCCTGATGACCGCCCAGAACGCAGCGACGCCGCGCCCCCGGCAGGGCACGGCGTCAGGAACCAACTCAGAGATCGGAGATTCCATGTCCATCATCCCATTCCAGTACGAAGGCGCACCAGTCCGCGTGGTCGAGCACGACGGCGAGCCTTGGTTCGTCGCCAAGGACGTCTGCGACGTGCTGAGCATCGCCAACAGCCGCGACGCGCTCGCCCGCCTCGATGACGACGAGAAGGGTGTCGGTACTGCCGACACCCCCGGTGGAATCCAGCAGGTGGCGATCATCTCCGAGCCCGGCGTGTATGCCGTCGCGATGACCAGCCGGAAGCCTCAGGCCAAGCCATTCGTGCACTGGCTCTCCCACGATGTCATCCCATCCATCCGCAAGCGCGGGGTCTACGCCACCGAGGACATGGCCGAGCGGATGCTCGCAGATCCGGACGTGATGATCCGGGCACTCACCGAGCTCAAGGAGGAGCGGGCCAAGCGTGCCCAGCTCGAAGCACAGGCCGAGACAGACCGGCCCAAGGTGCTGTTCGCCGACGCGGTCTCCACCGCACACACCTCGGTGCTGGTCGGCGACCTGGCGAAGATCCTCAAGGGCAACGGCATCGACATCGGCGCTAACAGGCTCTTCAAGATCCTCAGAGACAAGGGCTACCTGATCCGCAGGCAGGGCAGCGACTGGAACATGCCGACCCAGCGGTCCATGGATCTGGGCCTGTTCAAGGTCAAGGAGACCAGCGTCGTCCACTCCGACGGCCACACCACCATCAACAAGACCCCGAAGGTCACCGGCAAGGGTCAGGCATACTTCGTGGACCGCTTCCTCTCCGGCCGCATCAACGACGACGAGGCGGTGGCGTGATGTCCCTCATCAAGGGGTGCCTCTCCCGCACTGCCACCACCGCCGCCGACATGGACGCCGCCCGCGCCGAGCAGACCCCGGCCGCCGACTCCCACCGCCTCAACTCCGAGTGCGACGAGGCCACCCGCGACGTCCTCCTCAAGGCCTCCGTCCTGGTCGACATGGCCGGCAAGGGATGGGACCTCAAAGCCCGGCATTTCGACTCTCTGCGTGAGGCCGTGCATCGCCGCGACGCAGCCATCGCAGCCAAGCGCGCCGCACGAGAGCACAGGAGCAACGCATGAGCACCCACGACGTCACAGTGACCGGTGGGACGGTAACCACGAGATTCGGCATCGCCCCCATCGGCCAGAGCAAGACCGTCTGGGCCGACGGGTGGCGAGCCGGTGAACGCTATGCGGAAGCCCGCGCAGCCGCAGATCGAGCCGAACGTCTCAAGTCAACGGATCTCAGCATCATTGAGCTGGCCCTCAAGGTCTGCGACCGCCCAGGCGACTGCGGCGATGATGCCATCAACATCATCATCACGGCAGCGGCTGATGCCATCCAGCATGTTGCTCGTGATCGGGAGGCGCTCGCTGAAGCGCGGGTCGCTGTCGGTGATCCAAGCACTCCCGTCGAATCTGGCGCTGAGCTGAAGTTTCACAATGACTCCTCTACTGGTGATGGCCCGGCTGCCACCGAGCACACCGACAGCGTAGAGGTGACAGCTCGCCGGGGTCACGACTCCGACCCCGGCGAGCTGGGGGACCTGGCGCAGGCGTGGCGCGACGTCGTCACCGACTACGCCGCCGGCCGCCTCCAGGTCACCGTCTCATCCATCGACGCGGACGCCCACTGGTGCCGCCTCCACCGCCTCATGCAGGCCCACACCGGCGAGGCGAGGTCATGACCCGCACCATCCTCGCCACCGCCGGCGCCGCAGGCCTCATCGTCGCCGCACTCGCATCCCTGGCCATCGATGCCCTCCTGCACGACCTCGAGGACAGCGTCGAGACCTACGGCGACTGGGAGGTCGGACTGTGAACGGCGCACTCATCCTCTGGATGCTCTGCCTCGCCGGCGTCTGGCTCTGGTACGCGCTCCAGGAGCACCGATGACCGCGCCACTCCTCACCCCTGAGCAGGTGGCCGAGCGCCTCCAGATCCCCGTCAAGACGGTCCGCCAGATGTGCCGCCGTCGCGAACTGCCCGCATTCAAACTCACCGACGCCAAGGCGGCCCCGTGGCGCATCGACCCCGAAGACCTCGACCGCTGGATGAAGGAAAGGAGGGCGGCATGATCACCACTCCTGGCCTCTATGACGGCGTGGACGAGACGGCCTACCACGACGGCTCGGCGTTCGCTGAGCCGACCATCTCGTGCTCCGACTGCAAGCTGCTCGCCAAGCCGGGCGGCGCAGCTCTGTGGCATTGGCGGCAGGGCAATCCGGAGCCGCCACGCAAGGAGTTCGACGTCGGATCGGCCGCCCACGCGCTCATCCTCGGCACCGGACCGCAGATCGTCTGCGTCCCCGGCGAGTGGCGCACCAAGGAGAAGAAGGCTGAGGTCGCCGACTGGAGGGCCCAAGGCATCCTGCCGCTGCACTCAGCCGACTACCGGGCCGTCTTCGGCATGTACAAGGCCGTCACATCCCACCCGGTAGCAGCCGGTCTGCTGGCCTCGGCACCTCACCGTGAGGCGACCGGACTGGTGGAGGGCCCCGGCGGACAGTGGCTGCGCTGCCGGTTCGACGCCATCGGAGGAGCCGGGATCGTCGACCTCAAGACCTGCCAGTCAGCAGACCCGGCGACCTTCGCCAGGAAGGCCATCGAGCTCGGATACCACCAGCAGGCCGCCTGGTATCGCGACATGGCCCAGGAGCTCGGCGTCACCGCCGGCCCGTTCCGGTTCATCGCCGTCGAAAAGACCCCGCCCTACCTCGTCTCAGTGATCGAGCTGGACGAGGCCACCGAGGACCTCGGCCGCGACGCCAACCAGCGCGCCATCGACACCTACCGCCACTGCCTCGCCACCGACGAGTGGCCCGGCTACCCCACCGACATCACCACCGCCTCCGCGCCGCCGTGGGCCTTCCGCGACGCCCAGGACAGCGAACGACTCGACCCATCCGTGGAGCAGGAACTGCTCGATCTCCTGAAAGGAACCAAGTCATGAACAACGTCCCAGCACGACAGGCCCCTAAGTCCGTGGCCCGCACCATTGCCGACTCCAAAGAGCTGATCTCCGAAGCCCTCCCCAAGGGGCTGGACCCTGACCGATTCACCCGGCTGGCCCTGACCACCCTGCGCAAGACCCCCGCCCTCCAGCGCTGCAACCCCGAGTCCTTCGTCGGCTCACTGCTCACAGCCTCCGCCCTCGGCCTCGAACCCGACGTGCTCGGAGAGGCCTACCTCGTCCCCTACAAGCAGGAGTGCACGCTGATCGTCGGTTACCAGGGGCTGGCCAAACTGTTCTGGCAGTCCCCGCAGGCCGCACAGCTGGAGTCCGGATGGGTCGGCAGCAATGACCAGTTCGACTACGAGAAGGGCACGTCGCCGTGGCTGAAGCACAAGCCAGCCCTGAGCGACCGCGGCGAGGTGATCGCCTACTACGCCATCGTCGGGTTGAAGAGTGGCGCCACGTGGTTCGAGGTCTTCTCTCCCGCCCAGATCAACGCGCTTCGCGGCACCTCCAAGAAGGCCGGAGTTCGCGACCCCGAGCACTGGATGGCGCGCAAGACCGCCCTCAAGCAGGTCCTCAAGATGGCCCCCAAGTCCACCCAGCTCGCCGCCTCCATGGACCTCGACGGTCAGGCCCCGACCATGACCACCGCAGTGCAGGTCAACCAGGGTGAGGCGCCGACCGTCGAGCAGCCGGCCGAGTTCGTCGACGCCGAGGTCGTCGACGAGCAGACCGGCGAGATGGCCTTCCCGGCCTCGCCCGCCACCCCACCCGCAGGCCCCGACCCGTGGGCCGACGCACAGACACAGGAGTCCTGACATGTCCTTCACCACCGATCAGACGCGACTCATCATCGAATGGCTCGACAATCACCCCGAGATCCTGTCCGACGCGATCAGCTGGCACATCGACTCGACCACCAGGCCCGCGCCGACTGTCGATATCCTCGCCGGGTCCGCTCCCATCCTTCCGGCCGGCGTCGCGTGGGGCCCTGAGATCGTCACGCACAGCGACGAGGACGGTCACACCCTCAAGCGTGAGGCCGTCCTGCACGACTCAAAGGACTTCCGGGCGGTCATGTGTGACTACCGCACCATCTCGGCCTTTGATCCGCTCAAGCCCGCCGAGCAGGTGGCGTCATGAGCTGGACCGCAGACCGCGTCGAGACAGAATCCAAGTGGACCAAGTACCGCGCCGATGACGTGTGCATCTGCCCCGACTGCAACGGCCAGGGCGTCACCGTGTGGGGATCCACCTGCCACACCTGCGACGGGCTTGGTGAGCTGAGGCGCCGCGACGTCGAGATGATCCGCCGCATGCCGGGGGGCGACTGGCGATGAGGCACACCTGCACGCGTCACGCGCCGGGGTCTCTGCGGTGCCACGAGCGCCACCACTGCCAGTGCCACGACTGCCGCGCGGCGTCCAGCGCATACCGGCGACAGCGGTGGCGCGCCGCGAATCCGAGGCCAGTCCCGCCACCCGATCTCGACGAGGTGGCGTGGCTGCTGGAGATGGGCGAGGCGCCGGCGATCATCGCGGACGTCATGAACTCCACCGTCGGCGCCATCGCGAGACGGGCCCGGCGACTGGGTCACGTGGACACAGCCCGTCAATTCGAGCGGGAAGTAAGAGCAGAGAGGAGGATCGCATGACGCATGAACTCACCGTCACCGTCGCCTCCCGTCGCGGTGGCCGCACCTGGTGGGACGTGCGCTGCACCTGTGGATGGCACGGACGCCAGACCACCATCGTGCAGCGCGCCGCCGACGAGCACGCCAAGCACGCCACACACGAGGAGGCACGGAATGGGTGAGCAGATCATCGCCCATATCCTCCCGGGCGATCCGGAGGTGGAGCGCCGGGCACGCCGGTATCTGGCCGCCTCACGCTCAAAAGCTCAGGTGTGGAAGTCGCCAAACGACCTCACGCTGCCGTGGTGCGTCACCCTTCCCGGAATCCCGGGTGTCGCCAGATTCCACACCTTCGCATCCGCTATCAGATTCGCCACCAAGGGAAGGACCACGAAATGACAGACGAGTTCGCAAACAAACTGCGTCGAGCACTTGACGGAAACGCTGACGCATTCTTCTCCATCGACTCCAGCGACTTTGACGAGTGGCTGGAGTCCCACGACGCCGAGGTGCGCAATGAGGCGATCATCGCACGAGACACCCGCACCTCGGCCGAGCTGATCGAGGCCGCATGGGACGCTGCCTACGAGGTGCCAGAAGGACGGACGATCCCAGCCGGGACCCCGACTGTCATGAAATACAAGGACGGCACAATCATGTGGAACATGAAGGGGTCCACGTATGAAATCGAGTTCATCGAAACGGACAGGATCCGCACCCTTGAGCCTCTGCCGCCGGTGATTCCAGATGGTACGCCTGCCGTGTGGGCCAGCACCAAGGACTGCGAGGGGCGCCGGGTGCTGGTGCTGTCCGAGGAGCCAATCGGGGACATGCTGCGCCACTGGCGCGACGGAGACGGCGACGAGTACCGCGACGAGCAGCTCATCAATCCCGTGCCGATCCCCAAGGAGGGCGACCGATGAGTGACATCGAAGACCTGTGCCAGATCATCCACCGGGGAATCGGCCTCAATTTTGAGGACCTGGCCGAGGAGATCATCGCCGCCGGATTCCACCGTGACCGCACCATCACCACCTATGCCGAACTGGACAATCTGGCATCCGGGTCGGTCGTGCTCACGGAATCCGGCACGGCATGGCAGCGCAGCTCATCACCCTATGTGACCGCTGACCGCGTGTGGCTGGTGACAGGGGACACCATCTATCACCCCACGCACGCAATCATGCTCCCCGTCACCGTCCTGTACGAGGGGGCCCGCGATGAGTGACGATCTGCCCGAGCGCATCTATCAGGCCGCATTCGACCGCAACGTCATCATCGACCGCACCGACTGCGCAGCCCTTGCCGCCGCCGCCCGCGCATTCATCGGGGACGAGATCAATGCCGACATGGAGGACACTAGAAAGATTTGGAGAGACGGCAAACCGCTCTACGACGGCTGCACCCACTGGGAGGAAGGCTACGGGGACGGCTATGAGGATTCCGAATCAATCGCACGAGGAGACACGAAATGAACCACCAGAAAGAATCCGAGAAGATTGTCAACTATGTCGAGAACTGCGGGACAGACGATGAATCAACCCTCAACGTCGCTCTCGCCCAGACGCACGCGCTTCTGGCCGTCGCAGAGCAGCTGAGGATCGGAAACCTCATAGCGCTCACCAATGCCGGGTCGAATCCGACCGATGACTCGGCGGAGTGGGGACAGGATGATGAAGTGAGGAAGCGCGCATACAACGGGCTGATCGACT